GATAAGCGGCAGGGTGCGAAGCTGGGTGACTTCGCCATCCAGGATTCGCTTGGATAGGTCAAGCAGCTCATCCAAGACCCCACCCCGGACATAGCCCTGGGTGGTTATGAAAAAAGTTCGGCTGTGCTTTTTCTTGCCGAAGCCAGACTGGAAGACTTTAATCATGTCCCAGGTTTCATACTCATGTATCTCATCAAAGATCAGGCAGGCGCTCCGCTTGCCGTCCTTGGTTCTGGCGTTGCTGGTGTTGTACTTGATATAAGAGTTGGTGCGGATGTTGACAATCTGCTGTTTTGTTTTATAAAAGAAATTCTTGGACTTAATCCAGGTATTCTCTAGCATTGCATAGATGTCGCCAAAGCTTGTCTTGGCCTGGTCCTCGGCGTTGGCGATGATGTCGACGTTATAGCCATTCACGCCGTGGTAGTGGGTGGTGAGATACCACGCCAGAGCACTTATGAAGCCGTTCTTACCGTTGCCCCGGCCCATGAGGATTATGAATTCATTAAAGACGACTGAGTCCCGGCTCCGGTAGTAGCAGTGGACCAGCGCCAATATAAAAAGCTCCCAGTCTAGGAGCTTGAAATCAAAGTATTTTTCTATCAACTCGACGGCCTTATCGATCATGTCGGTCCTGACGATTACATCTGGGTTATTCAGCTTGAACTCGATGTAGTCCATGGCCTGGATGAGCTCTTTGCAGGCCGGGATAGCTCCGGACCGGACGCCGTCGATGTAGCTGTCGATAAAGGGGTAATAATTTCTCTTGCGCTTTTGCATTTACATGGTCACCACCTCCGGTTACATTTCCAGGTCCACCTCGGGAGGTTCAATAGGCTCTGGCTTGATGTCCAGCTCTTTGAGGATTTTCAGCATCTGAGCGTTGGTCTTGTTGAGCTCGGCGATGCTCTCGTTTTTCTTATGCCCAGACTGGACCACTTCACCGTTCCTGTTATATGTCTCCCAGGGGATTGAGACGCCTCGCTCTTTTATGTCCTTGATGAGCATGTTCTTGATCTCCCAGAGAGCGATGTAGTCATTGACCAGGTCGATGTAGTATTTCCCCTGGACTCCCTTTCGCTCTAGCTGGTCCAGGAGGTCTTTTTTTATTCTTCCCTTGCTCGGTTTGGCCAAGACCCCACCCCCCCTCACGTGAGATTTGGCGGCCTCTCTGTTTTGGGAGTTGCCCCCCCCCGGTCCCCGGGCTGCCAGGGATTTTCGATTTTTTGACCCGGGGGGGCTCACCATCTTTCAGGCGTTATATGTTCTCGCCGGTTCGCTTGCTGCCGCTTGAGCTTCTCTGGATGTTCCTCATTGTGGCAAGCATCACAGAGGCTGATAAGATTGCTGTCTGTCAAGGCGAGATGGGGGGCTTTGTCTAGATGTTTGATGTGGTGCACGCAGGTGGCTCTGCGATATCCGCCAGCGGCTTTACACTTCTGGCACTCGTGATTGTCCCGGTCTAGGATCTGTCTGCGCTTGCGCCTCCAGATGCCCAGCTTGTAAAAGAGCTTTATCCTGCCCCGTTGATTCAGGGCTATGATTTGCTTGGCGATCTCCTCCGGCGTCTCCTGTTGTATATCTTCACTACCAGGACCAAGGCCAGGCTTTGTGCTTACTACCACAATAGCAAATATCAGTGTGCAATAGTGTGCAATCTTCAACTTTGCTCAATCCCTTTTAGTGCCCTAAGTGCCTTTGAGTGGATGTTGTACGTCTGTCGCCAGCTGTAGTGCATATCCGCAGCTATCTGCCCCCAACTCTTGCCCTCGATATATCGGGCTCGCATTAGATACTGCTCGCGCTCAGGGAGCGACCCGATGGCCTCTTCAATCTTCCTGGCCAGCTCGTAGCTCTCGGCCAGCTTGGCCTGTATCTTCTCATCCAGCTCAACCATCTCAACCACCAGCTCGGCCATCCGGTCTTTGTCATAAGGTGCCCCCTTCGGTTGGTCGCTGTAGCGGACCGTCATCCTGGTGGCCTCGGTCTCCAGCTCTTCCCGCCGGTCCTCCAGCTGCTTGATGATCCGCCGAAGCCAGAGGTATTTTTTCAGCTCTTCCTTGGTCATTGAGTCGCCCCCTTTAGTATTCACACTCCTCCGGCCGGGCAAGCACCAGAGCCTGTAGGCAAGGGTTCGGGACGAGAACTATGAGACCGGCCGGGCAAGCTGTTGGCCTGTTGCCTGGTCAATCCGTGCACCAGTAATGACTGAGTTGACTCTTCCCTCATGGCAGATATCTCCTTGGATTAACTGGGGTATCGTTGACACGCACCTCATAATGCAGGTGGGGGCCAGTGCTTGTCCCTATGCTCCCCACAGTCCCCACCCTGTCCCCTCGGGAGAGCTTGTCCCCCACGGAGACCGTCACCCTCTGCAGGTGGGCGTAGTAAGTCTGGTAGGTCCCATGGTTCACTATGACCAGGTTGCCGTAGTTCTCGCGCTCGCCGGCCCAGGTAACCTCCCCGGCAGCGGTGCAATTGACCCTGGTGCCCGGCTCAGCTGCGATATCGATGCCAGTATGCCACTGCCGGCCCACAAAGCCCAAGGCTCTGGCCAGGGCGGAACCGCGCCCGGCGTAGCGCCAGCCGAAATCTGAAGTAACCCGGCCTTTGACCGGCCAACAATTCGGAGTGCGTTCCGCCTGCGTGATATAGGCCTCCAGCTTGTCACGGTCGGTTGCGACCTCCTGGGCGATCCAGTCGGCGAAATAGCTTGACCTGTCCAGCAGGGCAAAGAGGGTGAGCTCCGGGATGGTGACGTTGGGGTTCACTTTCTCAAGCTCGGCCACTGCGTCCTCATAATCCAGGCCCAAGGCATCTGATACATCCATCAGGCTAGAATATTTGTCGCTCAGCCCCAAGAGCTCGTCCCTGGTGGCTCTGAGATCTGCGTTTTCCGCTTCCAAAGCCTCGATTACCCTTCCCCGCCTGGCATACTCTTTGAGTATTGCAGGCGTCGGGATGAGCAGGGCAACCAGCAGGACTGTGACAACAATGGGATAACTTCTCTTTTGCACCCAGTTCTTGCAGCGTGCAACAAACATTTGCAACTTCCTGTTTTTGTCAGGGTTATCCAGCATGATGTCTGCCTTGACTTGGTCGATGCCGTCTTTGTGCCTCTGGATTTTGCCCTGGCGGATGTAGCGGTAGATGGTGTCTGTGCTAACCCCTCTGTGGGCCGCGTAGTCCTTAATGCTCATCAGGCCCTTGGGGCTTTTTCGGCGTCTTAGCCGCATGGGTATCACCTCCTGACTATCGTCAGCTTCTCCTCCCGATAGAAGAAATCAAACAGCTTCCGCTTGAGTTTAAACGCCTCGGTCTCCATGCCCTTGACGTCTATATATTCAATGCTCCCGTCATTGTGTTCGATGATGAAGTCTGCAATGTATGTCACGGGCCGGATTTTCCGTCCGTGCTTTGTAAAGCCAGGAAGTAGCATAATCCTGGGTTGGCAGCCAAACCCCTTGATGTCCCCAGCCTTCAGTCGGAGCTTAAGCTCTTGGTAGTAAGCTGCCTCGGCTTTGGAATCGAAGGTCCGGCCGTCGAGAGTGACCTTCTTGTTGCGGTATTTACTCCTGGTCCCAGCGGTCATAGATTTCGCTCCAATCAATTTCGTCTTTGGCATGAATCATAAGTAATATCCCCAGAGCACCGACAACGCTGACGACCATGGCAAACAGCAACGCTAAGAACCACATTGCTCCCGCCTCCTCATTTTGGCAAGGTGTTTCTCGTTGGCCAGCCATACATTGACTCCGCGCTTGCGCATCTCCCGGACCAGGGCTTCCATCAAGTCAAAGGCCTCTTCGGCATAGTGCTCTAGGTCTGGTTGTACCCCATCCAGCGTAGCCCTGGCCTCCAAGTATTCGGCGATCTCCTCGTCGACTTTGGCGGACTGTTCGGATGGCGTGGTCGGTATGTCTCTGTCGCTGAGTATGATAATCAGCTGCAATCTCCTGCCTTTCTGCTTTGCGCATTTCCCGCTCGCTTTTTTCAAATCACTCAAGCTTGTAGACTCGCTTCCTATGTGAGCGCTCTAATCTCTGGAAACTCTTTGGCAAGCATACGAAACCAGTCTGGCCTGGTGCGTTTCCAATGGGCGAATTGTCCATGCCGTATACTACCTGACCCGGCAAGGAATACTATGTCATTTCTAAGCCTTTCAGGGTCTCCTGGCTCATTGTAAACATCTGCCCAGGGAAGATTATTGCTTACTAAATAAGCCCATATATCTCGGCCCTGCCATCGGTAAAGAGGGCATGCCGTCCATGTTTTCCGCGTGGAAGCATAATATAGAGGGCCTCTGTTTCCCAACATTTTGCGCCGCTGAGCACTCTCTTCCATTCGCAGTCCCAGGAATTGCCCGGTCCAGCCAAGCTCGACTACTATTTTATCCAGCCTTCTAAAAGACCGGTTATACCATCTGCGTACGGCGGCTCTTTCTTCCTTGGTCTCTGGTTCCACAAAAAAATGTCCTACTTCCCGGTAAACTTCTAGTTCCCCCGGTGCTTCAACTTCAATAATTTCAAGGTTGTAAAATTCTTTTGCCCATGCTACCATGCGGCGATTATCAGGCAGGGTTTCCAGTTCTCCGTAGGATTGCCATAACACTGGCCCCCTCCACCCAGAGTGCACGCAAAGGTCTAAAAGAACAGTGCTATCCTTGCCGCCAGAGAACGATACCCCCCAGATGCCCGGATGAGAGGTTAAACAAGATTTGATGGTATCAATAGCCTCTTGCACCCGACGCTTAAATACGGGTAGCTTGCTATGAAGAAAATACTGCTCTTGCCGCCAATCTTCTATCATTAGGCATCACCACCCGCATTACATTGCTTTCCAGCCAGTACGGCGGCCTGATGCCGTATATTGCGTCGCCATCTGGGTCCGGGATGGCCCGTAAATTGCTTAAATCCTCGTCTGCTGCTTCGACAGTCCACTCACGAACCTTGCCATATCCCTGGGAGCGTTTTTTACCGATGCTGGTAATACAGCAAACCAAATCCTTGATTGCTTCCAGGTCACCGACCACATACCAGGTCAACTCTGGAACCAGGAAAATGGTCAGGGGCATCCGATAGTTTTTGTAATTCCCGCGTCCGACGTCGACCTTGCCCCGGCGGCCATCGAAATCCGCATATTCCACCGCCGCTTGTAAATCATACCGTTTATGCCAATGGGTGCGGAATTCTTTTTTTGGCTCCCCCAGGGCGAAAGATGCAGCCCAATACCAATGCCCGTTTGTTTCACGTTTTACAAGTGGGAGGATGGGGTCGATTATCTCGACCCCTTTTGTCCTCGTCGGGTCATGGCTAAGCAGATCCGGATGGTGTTTCGCCATCCAAGCCCAGGCCAGCATTGAGTCGATTGGCAGACATAGGTCTGTGGTCGCTATTCTGCCATCCAACATATGGGCAGTAATTTTAATTGGCTTCAAGTAGCTTCACCAGCCCGTCCCTTTTCTCGGTCAGATACTCGGTATATTGATTCAGGAATTCGTCATACAGCTTCTTGGCGTTTTGCGCTGTCTCACTAAGGTAACGGCCTTTGTCACTAATCTGCAAGAAGTCCCTTTCTTCAGGGCCCCGGACATCATGCCAACTAAATTCTGCTGCCACCCGACCGAAGCCAATACGGTTTTGGCCGCCGATATATGGGGCCTTGCTCCATTCATCAAAAGCAGACACCAGAGCGCCGAACTCAACTTCGGTAAGGTCCCGCACGTCAATGCGCATCCACAGCTTGGCACCGGCGTTCAGTACCTCGATGGTATACCGCATCTGCTGGGGAGCATCTTTTTTCTTGGCCACTTTCTCTGTTTCGAGAGGCAAAGCCATCTGCCCGCCGGCCTCAAGCAAAGGCCTGTCCTCTGGCTGGAGATATGTGCGCAGATTATCGTCCTTGGCGTCGTCTTTGCGGCTGAATGACCGCTCGCTTGTCATCTGCCGCCAGGAAATATGCTTTTCGCTCCGCAGGTGTTCCGGCAGCATATGCTGAACCTCAGCGCAAAGCGGGAAAGCGTCCCCGAAGTTGACCTTGCCGGGCAGGATCTGATTGCCCACACCGCCGCCCAGAACCGATAACAGCGGGATTGCCTGCCGAATCCGCCGGGCCTGGTCAATGTCTACTGACTGATCCCCGCCGATGCTGCCACCGGAAAACAGCAGGTAAAACACATCCAGTGGCACCTGAACACGTCCATCTTTACCCAGCCTGTCCAGCATATATTTGCTGCCACAATCGCGCAGCATACCCCTAAAGGCATTGCCGTGATAGCAGAATATTTCCACCGGGTAACCGTCAGGGCCAATGATATATTGAGTATCAAGATAACTGTCAGGACCATGGCTTTCGCCAATGTGAGACAACGGCGCCAACAGGGTTAATAAACCTTCCAACCTGCCTGTATAATTCATTCTGCTTCCTCCTCAGCATTTATTAAACCTCGGACCTCTAGCGGCCGCTCCCGTTCCAGCCTGTCTCGAACCAAAGCGATAATCAGTGCTGTCCGCTGGTAAAGCCGCTCCAAAACGATTTTGTGGTCACATTCCTCCAGGATCCTGGTCCAAAACTTGCGCCTGCCACGGTCGGCAATCTCGATGATCTCCCCGGTCTCTCTGTTATATGCCGATACAGTGGCCTCCAACATCTGGTCCCCATCCCACATCCAACGAGGCTGAATGCTTGAGCAATGCAGCTTGGGTTTTAGTTTTTCAATGAAATCGTTACAGTCCATTGCTCTTTTAGCTGAAGACTTAACTGCCCGTTCTATCTGCCCCCACATGTCCGGGCTGACCTTGAATCGCTTCTGGTCGCGGCTCCTGTAAATGCCGTAAACCAGGAGGGCGCCAATCGCAGCATTTTCATCCGATGTATCAAAGCCGTAAAACATCAGTTCTCTCCTTTCTGGGCCACAAAAACTGCCAATTCAAACATTCTTGTGCCCCTGTATTTGGTAATCTGGTTTTCTGCATCTTCCCACCGGCGCATACCGAATTTGTTGATGTTCACCGGCTTATACTCGCCAGACAGGATTTCGGCTTTACTGAATCCGGAACCATAAAGCGTTTCAACCGGCTTCAATACTTTGGCCAATAGCTCTGTGTTCACTGTTACCGGGACTTCTTCTAACATCACCGGGTAGTTTTGCCGGCGGAAGCTAACTTTCGCCTTGAAATACAGCCATTTCTGTCCGCTGGTGGCTATGCATAACAGAAATGGCGGCTCCGGCGGATTAAGCAATATTTCTCGTAGCTCAGGCCGTGTCGGGTGCTGCAATCCTTCCTGGGTCGCCAGTATGCTGTAATTGCGCAGCGTCCGCCAGGATAGGGCCCAATTGCAGTGTTCACAAACGAGGTCACTTAATGGGCTCTTGGCGCAATCGGCATCGGTAAAGGTTGGCTTTATTGCTTTCTTTTTGGGAATACCTTGCGTTGTCTCTGCCCCGCAAAGCCAGCAAGTTCCCGACAGATTGCCATACTCCAACGGTGTATATTCTGCCGTTTTGTTATTGGCCAGCGCCACCGTCGGCGTTTTCATTGCGGCATTATAGATCAGTTCCGCGGCGGATATCATTTGCTTTTCACCCAGACCTTTTTTATTCCATGCCGCTTTATCAGTCGATACATCTCTCGCCTTGGTATTCCCAGGATTATAGCAGTAGACTCGACATTGTACCCCATGTTCAGGTACCCCAACACCACATCAGCAAATGGCTTCTCAAACTCCTTTTCTACTTGCCATTTATATTTGCTCATAACCATACCCCCGGTTTTTGTCGATTTTTATGATTACCCGGTCAATCTCCGAAATGTCTTGACCACCCAGAAACCAGCCCGGTTAATCATCATCACCGCCAATACACCTGGGAAAATTTCCAGCTCAAATGCCTCACGGTCACAGGCCTCAAGTCCCATCCTAAGCTGGGTAGCCAATCTGCGCTTCACCCGCCGGTGAATATCCTTTCGCTTGCCCGGGCCGACTCTTTCCTTCCATCTCCGCCAAGCGTGATCGCTAATATAAACATGCATCTTCTCCCCTCCCGGGAATTATGCTGCCACCTTTTGGAGCGATAGATATGTGCTCCGGACTTTGCGCACATAGTCATGGCTCCATACGTCATGCTTGATCAGCCACTTTTTGGCCCCGCCGGGCCCGGCGTTGTATGCCAAAACCCCTTTCCATGTGTCGCCGCCCATATCTTTCGTGACCGCCCAGAGATAGTATGCTGCAAACCGGACATTGGTCCGGATGTCCAACATGTCCTCGGGCTTCCAATCGGTATATCCGAGCTTTTGGGCAATCCAGCGCCCGGTACTGGGCATAATCTGGATTAAGCCATATTCCCCGGACTTGCCCCGTGCATTTGGCCGAAAGTGGCTTTCGCGGTAGGCCATGGCTGTCAAGAGCAACGGGTCGACTCCCCGCTCGGTTGCTTCCTCGTAGATAATAACGGCGATTTCCTCTGCCTGTTCTTTGTTGACCTCCTCGATGATTGCCCGGAGGTCTTTTACAATAATCGGGATTGCGTCATACTCCTGGTCTTCGTGGACGCGTTCCAGCTCGTCCACTATCATTTCAACATGAGCCCACCAGTCCAGCTGCCCCAGTGGGGCAGGGTTGATTGCATGCCGGATCTGCTGGGTCTGGAGCTCGGCAACCTGTTGCTCCAGCTCTTCGACCCGTCTTTCTTGGGCAGCGGCGTGCACTCCCCAGACTGCGGGTACGGAAATAAAGTAGATGAAGGCCAACAAGGCGGCAATTAAATCGCGATTTATCTTTTTCATAGGTCTATCCCCCTCATTGTTTTTTTAGCGATAGCCTGCTGGAGCTCGTCCAAGTTTTTGCGTTGGTGAGTGTATATAGTACTATCTTTTATTTCTTTTACTTTCTTTTCTTTTATAGCATTGCGGTTGCATTGCGTCTGCATTGCGTCTGCATTGCTATCCTTCCCCCACCGAGAAAGCGCGGCCTGACGGGCTTTTTCCGACTTAATCTCCTTTTCTTTCATGCGTCTGAGCAGTGAATTTGACCAAAAATACTCGCCGTCAGATTCGAATAAATTGAACTCGTGGATGCAGTCTTGGACGAATTTATGCGCCGCATCAGGCGTGCATTGCATCTGCAATGCGAGTGCATTGCTGGTGTATTTCGTTAGCTTAATTTTGTAGTCCGTGGCCTCGCGTAACATCTCGACGATAATCCAATACCACCCATAGCCCTCTGCGCCGTATACGCTCCGCATGGCCAAAATCTTTTGGTCGTTACGGGCGTTGGCGTCGTGGCTGAAGTAGTAGGCTTCTTTAGTCACCCTGTCACCTCCCCTATAAGGTCCGGGCCAAGACTCTGCTTTGCCCTTACCCAGGGTGTATACTCTTCCCAATCGCAGACTTTGTAGATTCTGCCGTTTACCCACCTGGCGAATTGCCGGAGCTGGACCGTGCCCTGCTTGTTGTAAATCATTACAAACGGGTCCACGCCAATTTCGGTTAGTTTGCGGAATCGATACATGTCCTGCTCAAAGGTGGTGTTGAAGCCCACCAGTATGAAGCACATCTGCCGCCATTTCTTGACATATTTGCTGAGTATCTCAATGCCCTGCATTACGGCATCCTCATGCTCCATCAGGTCCCAGGCGTAATGCAGACTGCGCAGGTGCTTGACTTCGCTTAGTGCTTTTGCTTTTTCCTCAGTTATTAACCGCACATCTATACCTTGATTAATGTCTACGGTCAGGCCCCGGTCCCGTATTTCGGCCAGCTTGTCCAGGCAATGAGGGTCAGCGGTTAAGTTGTTGTCTAGCAGAGTTATCACGTTACTGCCCGGCCTGACTATGTCTCGTATCTCGCTGGCCTGACGTAATTTCCCCTCTTTCCGGGGAACCACACAGAAAGCACAGTTTCGCACGCATCCCCTGGTAGTAAAGCCGATGCCCATGTTGCGTATCGTTTCGGCCTTTTTCAGTTTGGCCTTCTTGGTTCCGATGCCCCGGCAAATTCGGGAGTAAATCTCTCCCGTGGTGTATAGATCATAGTCTGGTTCCAGTGCATCGATTTCCGGCGGCAGTTTCTTTTCGATGTCGTAGCCCGTCCCGCCGAATTCGATGTTGGGGTAGGCCAAGCGCAGGCGTTCGGCTTTAGCCTTATTCCAAGTAAAAAGCACTGAGCAGTAGACCTTTTCACAGTCATTGGGTATGGAGCCAAAGTATACTTCATCACCCCGGGCCTTGTGGTATGCACTGAGTTTCATCAAGGCCAGGTTGGGGATTTTGCCGTCATAGTCAATCAGTCCGATTTTCATCTCTCACCCTCTCCCCGCACCGGGGGCAGGTATCCTCCTCACCGCTCCAAATCATGCCGCAGTAGAGACAGATGTGCGTGGAATCAGAACGGGATATCTTCATCGTCTACTTCCGTCCCCCTATACCCGTCATACCTGTCCTGCTCTTGGTTGCCCCAGCGGCGGTCCAGGAACCTAACGTTCTCTGCCACCACCTCAGTAACATACCGCCGCTGGCCGTCCTGCTCATAGCTCCGCACCTGCATCCGTCCATCCACTGCCACTAGACTGCCTTTGCCGATGTAGTTAGCGCAGTTCTCGGCATGCTTTCGCCATACGACGATAGGGATAAAGTCTGCTTCCCTCTCTCCGTCTTTGTTGGCGAAGGGCCTGTCCACTGCAAGGGTGAAGTTTGCGACGGGTGTGCCATTGGGTAAAAATTTGAGCTCCACATCCCTAGTCAATCGGCCGATTAACACAACTCTATTCAGCATGGTTATCCTCCTTAGAGGGGGCCGTAGCCCCCTATCCCAAGTTTTCGGCCAGGCATCCTGCTACGTGTTGGTAATAAGCAGGAGTGCCGGGTTTAAGTTTCTTGGCGAGTGCGGATCTGTGCGCTTCGCCTTTCATGCTGTCTTGCCATTTGCCCTGCTCTTTCAGTGCCTGGATAAGTTGCTGGACTTGCTCTTTTTCCGGCAGGTCAATGGGCTTGTCTTTAGCCCGGTCATACTTGGTTCTGTCCGCTTCCCAATACACATCAGCGCCGAATCCCAGGGATTTGCAGGCCACTGATAAAGCATCGGTCATTGCCATTTTGAAACACTCGTCGTTGGTGTAGAGGCCGTTCCGTTCCTTGGCAACAAAGGCGCTGCCGCCAGTGCCGGGGATTGGGTCGCTCCACTCGCCATTGACTTTGATATAGAGGTTAATGTCAACAAAGGCGGCTATTTCGCCGTTAGCACCATTCTCTAGACGCTTCTCAATGATTTCGT